CCGCAATTTTTCTTTAGGAATAGAATTCATATAAAGGTTAGTCTTCATGAGCGGTATTCAAGATGTTGCGTTACACTTAGAAATGTCACCTCCTAATGTGCAGAAGTTAATTAAGGAAGGTGTCATTACAAAACAGGAGCGTGGCCAGTATGATTTAAAAGCAGTTCGCAAAGAATATATTATCCATATGCGGAATGCAGCAGGCACGCAAAACAATCTGGACCTTGCGAAAGAACGAGCTCGTCTAGCAAAAGAGCAGGCTGATGCAAAGGAAATGGAAAACGCTATTGAGCGCGGTGATCTTGTTTACATAAGCGAAATAGTTGAGCAGTTTTCTGAGCAGCTTAGAAAGTGCAAGACAAAACTTTGGGCTGCACCAAGTAAAGTAGCTGCAGAAGCTCATGCGGCTGCCAGTGTAAGTGAAGTCCAGGAAATAATAGAAGCAGCAATAAAAGAAGCAACAGATGAACTTATCGGCTACAGAGCTAAGGGCTCAGAAGAAGAAGCTGCGTAACGCATTAGAAAAAGCTTTACGTGAGACTATGAAGCCTCCACCAAAGCTAACTATTAGCGAGTGGGCTGACCAATATCGTCAGTTATCTAGTGAAAGTTCTGCAGAAGCTGGCAGATGGTCAACATCCAGGGCAGAATATCAACGTGGCATGATGGATGCTGTTTCTGATAAATCTATTGAGACTGTTGTTTTGATGACTGCAGCTCAAATAGGTAAAACTGAGCTTGTCAATAATGTTGTTGGCTTTCATATCGCTCAAGATCCAGCTCCCTTGCTTGTGGTGCAGCCGACATTAGAGATGGCACAGACTTGGTCGAAGGATAGATTAGCTCCTGCTATCAGGGACACGCCAGCTTTAAGTGAGAAGATTAAAAATCCTCGTTCTCGCGATAGTGGTAACACAACCCTTCATAAAGTTTTTCCTGGTGGTCACGTTACAGCATGCGGTGCAAATTCACCATCTTCACTAGCGTCGAGGCCTTGTAGAGTTATTCTTTGCGATGAGGTAGATCGTTACCCTATATCAGCAGGAACTGAAGGTGATCCTGTAGCATTGGCGAAAAAGCGTTCTGCCACATTTTGGAATAGAAAGCTTATTTTGGTAAGCACTCCAACAGATAAAGGTTCTTCGCGTATTGAGGCTGCATATGCAGAAAGCGACCAGCGAAAATACTTTGTTCCATGTCCTGATTGCGATGAAAGTCAAGTGTTACAATGGGCAAATGTAAGGTGGAAGGATAACGATCCAAATACTGTTGAATATATTTGCGAGCATTGTGGTAGCTGTTGGGGAGATGCAAAGCGGTTCCAGGCAATAAGATATGGCAAATGGGAAGCTACTGCTGTGGGAGATGGTAAAACTGCGGGTTTTCACTTATCTGCACTTTATTCGCCCTGGACTGCATTGGCTGATGTAGTAAGGGATTTCTTATCTGCTAAAAAGGATCCAATGCGATTAAAAGCATGGATCAACACCACACTAGGTGAAACATATGAAGAAGATGGCGAAAGAATTGATGAATATGATCTTTTTGATAGAAAAGAAGATTATGGGCACATGCTACCTGAGAAGGCTGTGGTTTTGGTGGCTGGTGTGGACGTCCAAGATGATCGTTTGGCGTGTGAGATTGTTGCATATGGATCAGGAGAAGAAAGTTGGTCGCTATATTATGAAGAAATATATGGCGATCCTTCGGGTAGTGAGATCTGGCAAGACTTAGACTTTGTATTATCTCAAACATTTGAACATCCAAAACATGGCGACATGATTATTAGATCAACTTGCATAGATAGTGGTGGCCATTATACGCAGCAAGTTTATAACTATGTGAAGCATAGAAGTGGTAAGCGCATATATGCAATTAAAGGCATGGGTGGAGAGGGTAAACCTATTATTGGGCGACCAAGCAAAAACAATATAGGTAAAATAAATCTTTTCCCTGTTGGCACAGATACAGCAAAAGAGCTTTTATTTGCTAGATTAAAAATAACCCAAACAGGTCCAGGTTATTGCCACTTCCCGCTAGATAGGGGTGAAGAGTATTTTCGTATGCTTACAGCTGAAAAGAAGGTAATACGTTATTTCAAAGGCCGTGCTAGACGCGAATGGGTGAAGACACGGCAGCGCAACGAGGCACTTGATTGTAGGGTCTATGCTATGGCCGCATTACAGGTTATGGGAATAAATATAGAGGCGGTTGAAAAGCGGCAGCAAAACAAGGTACAATCCGAAAAACCTCAGCAATATAGGCGTCCAGCATTGCCACGCCGCAATTCGTTCGTCCACGGTTATAGGTGACAGATGGCAAATTTATTTGACGCAGCAAATGCTCCAACAAGCGAGCCAAGTAATTTTGTTGTTGGTGATTTCGTTCAGTGGAAGCGAACGGATCTTAGTGATGATTATCCTAATACTGCTTACACAGCTACTTATGTCTCACGGGACGCTGGTGGTGGATCTCATGAGTTTAGCGTAACAGGTACAGCAAGTGGTGATGATTTCTTATTTACCATATTAGGTTCTGCCTCTGATGACTTTAGTGCTGGTCATCATAAGTGGCAACTTGAAATTATTCGCAATAGCGATAGCGAGCGCATTGTTATAGAGACAGGGCATTGGGATATTAACGTTGATATGGACGTTAATGGAGTTGATCCACGTTCATTTGCTCAGACTATGGTTGATAAAATTGAAACCATATTAAAAGGCAAGGCTGATAGTGACGTTGGAAGTTATTCCATAGCTGGAAGATCTTTAACTAAAATGACTTTTGCTGAGCTTGAAGAAGCTAGAGATCGATATATGGGCATATTTAAGCGAGAGCAATCTGAAGAAGCTGTGAAAAAGGGCAAACCAAGCCCAAACACGATTAAAGTGAGGTTTAGCTGATGGGCTTAATGGATTTTTTTAGCCGTTCAAAGAAAAAGCCGCAGCGTCGTAATTATCAAGCAGCTGCGAAAGGACGGCTTTTCGCTGATTTCCACGCATCAAATCGCAGCGCTGACAGTGAAATACGCTGGGCATTGCGTGATTTGCGCAACCGCAGCCGTGATTTAGAACGTAATAACGAGTATTTTCGGCGCTATTTACAGCTTTTGCGGGTTAATGTTGTCGGAGAGAACGGCTTTAACCTACAGATCAGGGGTAGAAACCCAGATAATTCACTAGATCGTGCTGGAAACAACATAATTGAGGGAGCTTGGCGTGACTTCTCACGTTTTGGCGGGCCAACAATTGATGGCGGGCTTTCAATGGTTGATTTGTGCAATCATATAATATCAAGCGTTGCTCGTGATGGCGAGGTATTCTTAAAAGTTGTTAAAGGCAACTACTTGCGGTATGGTATTGCACTTCAATTGATTGAACCTGATTTGGTGGACGAAGAGAAGAACGAACTTGCTGCTAATGGCAATCAGGTACGCATGGGCGTTGAGCTTGATAGCAAAACAAAGCGCCCGATTGCATATTATGTGTTGAATTACCATAAGGGCGACTATGATTATATGACGCCAGCCGCAGAGCGTAAATATACACGCGTTCTTGCTGATGAGATGATGCATATTTATCGCCCTGAGCGTGCAGATCAAACTAGAGGTGTACCTTGGTCAGTTGCTGCTATTGCATCATTGAAGATGCTACATGGTTATCGTGAGGCGGAACTTATTGCTGCTAGGACTGGAGCGGCAAAAATGGGCTTCTTTACTAGTCCTGCAGGAGACGGATTTACAGCTGATGGATTTGATGATGCTGAGCAAACTGTCCCAATTTATGATGCTGAAGCTGGAACATTTCATCAACTTCCTGCGGGAGTTGACTTTACTCCATTTGATCCAACACATCCAACATCTGCATTTGCCGACTTTGAGAAGGCTGTTCTACGCGGTATAGCTGGTGGCTTGGGTGTGAGTTATACCTCACTTGCTAATGATCTTGAGGGCACAAGCTATTCATCTATACGCCAGGGAGCTTTGGAGGAGCGTGATTTCTATCGAACTTTACATAGGTTTGTTATAGACCACTTCCTTGACCCATTTTATCGTATTTGGCTCGATCATGTTATGGACCATGGTTTCATTCCTATCTCTGGAGAGAATAAGGTTATGAAGTTTAGCCAGGACGTAACTTGGCGTGGTAGGGGTTTTCAGTGGGTTGATCCGTTAAAAGAAATGAATGCTGCTGTTGTGGGGTTGAATAATGGTATTTTGAGCCATTCAGATATTGCAGCTACATATGGTCGTGATGCTGAGGATACATTTGCGCAGATTGAGCGCGATAAGGAATTAGCTGAACAATTTGGCTTATCGATGGCTTATCAACCCTTTGGCGCGAAGCAGCCAGTACCAGCGGAGGTTGATGATGCCGTACAAACCGACTAATGGCATGGTTGAGGAGGCAGATCGTGGGCTTGCTTGGCGGCGTGAATTTGGTCGTGGTGGCACAGAAGTTGGCATAGCTAGAGCTCGTGACATTTCTAATGGCAGAAACTTGTCAGAAGATACTGTAAAGCGTATGTTTAGTTTTTTTAGTCGGCATGAGGTGGATAAGAAAGCTGAGGGTTTTCGCGTTGGCGAAGAGGGTTATCCATCAAATGGACGCATAGCATGGGCGCTTTGGGGCGGAGATGCTGGCTTCTCATGGAGTCGTAAAATAGCAGAGAGATTGCAGGAAGAGGATCGTACTATGCAAGATATTAAAAAATCTGATACAGTGCCTCAAAACGCAGAGGAAGAAATCATGAACAATGAGGCTCGAGCCGAACCAGATGAGCTAAGTGTAGGCGATTTTGTTAGCTGGAATAGCTCAGGTGGCGAAGCTTATGGTAAGATTGAAAGAATTGAGCGTGATGGTTCAATTGATGTCCCTGACACTGATTTCACTATAAATGGTGAGCCTGAAGATCCAGCTGCATTAATCGAAGTATATCGCGAAGGTGAAGAAGGTTATGAAGGCTCGGGCATTATGGCTGGCCACAGGTTCTCAACGCTTACTAAAACTGACGAGCGCGGATATAAGAAAAAAGATGAGCGCTTGAGCCGTGAAAACATGGAAACTCGTGGCATTGCCTTTGATGGTAAAGTTGTCGATGAAGATACTCGCACGGTTCGCATTGCTGTATCTAGCGAAGAGCCAGTAGAGCGCAGCTTTGGTAATGAAATACTAGATCACGATGAGCGCAGCATAGATCTTAGCTTTGCTAAGTCAGGTCGGATGCCTTTGTTGTTAGATCATGATCCACGCCAGCAAATTGGTGTGGTTGAAAACGTAAACCTTGATGGCTCGGCCCGTAGATTGCGGGCGACTGTGCGTTTTGGAAGAAATGGACTTGCCAAAGAGGTTTTCGACGATGTTGTGGATGGTATCAGAAGCAACATCAGTGTTGGCTATCATGTCAACGATATGGAGCGTCAAGATGCGGATAGCTACCGCGTGAAGTCTTGGCTTCCAATGGAAGTATCAGTTGTTAGCATACCCGCAGACCGGACAGTCGGGGTAGGTCGTGCAGCAGAGAAGCCACCCGCTAAACCTATCACTGAAACTCTTATTAGAGAGGAAACTATCATGTCGGAAGATAACAAGATCGACATCGATGCGGTAAAGGCCGAAGCTACTCGTGCTGCCGCAAAAGATACTGCTGAAATGTATCGCTTGGCTGCAAAGCACAACAAGCGTGATTTGGCAGACAAAGCCGTATCAGAAGGCCGCTCACTTGCAGAATTTCGCGGTGAATTGCTGGACGTAATCGGTAATGCACCATTGGATACGCCAAATGAAATCGGACTTGCCCCGAAAGAGGTTCGTCAGTTCTCATTGCTGCGCGCTATCCGCGCCCATGCAAACCCAACTGATCGCTCTGCACAAAAAGCTGCTGCTTTTGAATTAGAAGCTGCTGCTGCTGCGTCAGACGCGATGGGTGTTGAAGCACAAGGCATTATGATCCCAGCAGATGTATTGCGTAGCTGGAAAGTGCGCGACATGAATACAACTGACGATGCTGGCATCATTGCTGACGATTTCCGTGGCGGAGATTTCATCGACGTATTGCGGAACGCTTCATCAGTCATGCAAGCTGGTGCAACAATGCTGACAGGCTTGTCAGGCAACGTGAAGATCCC